AGATGGCATACAAGGTGGTGTAGCATGGGCACACAATAGAGCAAACACAAATAAGATAGTGGGTGTTTTCAACGGAGCAACTTTTGTTGATCCAACTGGAAAACCTTCTTGGGCTAATGGTTTGATTGCAGGTCAATTGACTTCAGTTGATTACAACACAGGTAGTGCAAATATCACTGCTTTTGTAAATACAAACTCAGCACAAGAATACACAGTAAGAGCTGACGCAGCATTATCCAATGCTAGTTTCAATACATTGACTAACACAGGTTTCAACTTAAATAACGTTGGAGTAGGTGTAGATGGTCAATCTGATTCTACATTAGATATACCAGGTGCAGCAGGTCTAGCTAACTATATGTGGAAAATTGTAAGATCAGCAAATGTTGTAAATCAGAATGACTTTTTAGTCGCTGGTGCAGACGTTGTTGTGTCATACAATCCTCAAGCTAACCAATATCAAGCATAACCCAAATAGGAGTATATAAACAATGGCAATATCAAGAGCACAACTAGTTAAAGAACTAGAGCCAGGTCTAAATGCATTATTTGGACTTGAATATAAACAATACGTAAACGAAGCAGCGGAAATTTTCGATACGGAATCATCAGACAGAGCTTTCGAAGAAGAAGTAATGTTATCTGGTTTCGGAAATGCAGCAGTTAAACCTGAAGGCCAAGGCATTCAGTTCGACGATGCACAAGAAACATTCACTGCTAGATACACTAACGAGACAATCGCATTAGCGTTTGCAATCACAGAAGAAGCTATCGAAGATAACTTGTATGACAGACTTGCGTCTAGATATACAAAAGCTTTAGCAAGATCTATGGCAAACACTAAACAAGTAAAAGGCGCTGGAGTTCTGAATAATGGATTCCTTGCAGCTTTTGCTGGTGGCGATGGTCAACCGTTATTTTCAAATGTACACCCAACATTATCTGGAACTTTCAGTAATATGTTGGCAACTGCAGCTGATCTTAACGAAACATCATTGGAGCAATCATTAATTGATATCGCTGCAATGACAGATGAAAGAGGTCTATTGATCGCAGCAAGAGGAATGAAATTAGTAATTCCTTCAGCTCTTCAATTTACAGCTGACAGACTGATGAACTCGCAAGGTCAAACGGGAACAGCAGATAATGACATCAATGCAATTAAGAATATGGGAATGATACCTCAAGGGTACACTCTTAACCATTACTTAACTAATGCAAGAAGATGGTTCATTAAAACTGATGTACCTAATGGTCTTAAGCATTTCAACAGATCACCTATCAAAACGACTATGGAAGGTGACTTTGATACTGGAAACGTAAGATACAAAGCTAGAGAAAGATATGTCTTCGGATTTTCTGACCCTAGAGGTGCTTTCGGTTCAGGCGCGTTATAATCGTTAAGTAATTAAATTTAAAAGGGGCTTTCGGGCCCCTTTTTTTTATGCTATAAGAAAGTAGAAATCATGAAAAAATTCTTAGTTAACATTAGAGCGTATGGATACCATGCAAGATTAGATCTTTTGTGTGAAGATACTGCTGAAGCTATAGAAAATTCTATAGTTGACAAGCTAGGAGAAAAAAGTGTAAGATGGGAAAAAGACGGATTTACAAGTCAGTCTATAAAATGGATAACTTATGAGGAGGTCCAAGATGGAACAATTACAAGACCTTTACAAAGCGAAGAGGTCACTGGAATTGAACTGGGAGCAGGAGCATCTTAACGAGGGTAGATATACTCTTGATATGGTCAAGATAGATCATAAAGTCAGACAAGTAATTGCTGATATTAAGACAAAAGAAGCTGAACTAGCACACCATGTTAGTAAAGTGGAAGACGCTGCACCACAAGTTTCCGTAGCTACTTAGTAAAAAGCTACTATTTTGAAAAACGAACATTCACTATGCAATCTCTTGCACTCTAATCAAAAATCATATATATTTTAATCACTATACATAAACAATAATAAAAATAAATATAGACGCGTATAGTCGACATCCCTAGAGGACTATATTTATGTATTCTAGGAGGAATATAACATGGCAACAACTACATTTTCGGGTCCTATAAAAGCAGGAACGATAAGAAATACAACAGGTACTACAGCTGGAACTAACATGCAAAACACAGGTTTTGTTGTTATGTCTCAACAAGTTCAAGTTGCTTTTGGAGATGAAGGAGCAGACGTAAATACTACTGCTGTAATCCCAGCAAACTCTCAAATAATAGATATTAAAATTAATGTTGAAACAGCATTTAATGATAGTGGTGCAGATTTACTTGATATTGGAGTTGTAGGTAACTCTGATCTTTATGTTAATGATGCTAATATTAGCGCAACAGGTTCTCTTGCATTAGGAGCAGCAGCACTTTGTGCAACTTGGCTAGACGTTGGAACATCTGATGTGCAAGTAGCTTTCATTTATAATGGAGCTAACAATGATGCATCAGCAGGCGCTGGAACATTTACTATTATGTACGCACAAAATATTAATATTACTGCGTAGTAACTAAATTAATCTATGCTCCTTCGGGAGCATAGTACAAAATAAAAAGGAAAAAATTATGTCATCATACTCAAGTGATCAAACAACCGTTTTATTAGCAACAATAGGTGCCGATGCTTTAGGCAGACTAGGTAGAGCTAGAATTACTTCTATTCAAGGAAAAGGAATAGCAAATGCTGTTTTAAAATTACATAATGTAGCAACTGCAGGCGCAGCTGGAGCAGGTAATTTAGTAGCAACTTATAATTTCGGAACAGAAGGACTAGAAGTTTATGTTCCAGGTTCTGGAATTCTTTTTGATACAGGAATTGTTTATAATTTAGCAGGTGCGGGTGGAAGTGTTACTTTAACAATAACTGGCGGCTAATAGGAGCAACTTGTGGCTACAATTACTTACACAGTCACCGTAGCAACGGGGACTACTCAATATGGTACCGGTAATAGATGGTATATTAACGGAGAGTTAGCTCCTGTACTTTATTTACAAGAAGGTAATAAATATATTTTTGATACTTCTAATAGTAGTAATAATACACACTATTTTGCATTTTCTACAAATCCAAATAATTCACCAGCAGCACCTTATACAACAGGTGTAACTACTGCTGGCGTTCCTGGTCAAGCTGGATCAAATACAACAATTAATGTTGCACCAGTTAGAACTACTGGCGCTCCTGTATTATTTTATTATTGTACAGTTCATAGTGGTATGGGTAATGCTGCTCAAACAATTGCACCTACTTCTGGCACTACTGAATTTGATCCTCAAATGGATGATATTATTGAGGAAGCTTATGAAAGAACAGGAGTATTAGGAACAAGAACAGGTTATCAATTAAGATCTGCAAGACGATCATTAAATATTCTTTTTCAAGAATGGGGTAATAGAGGTGTACATTTATGGAAAGTAAAATTAGCAAAAGTACCATTAATAGAAGGTCAAGCTGAATATAGTTTTGCAAGTGATTCAACTAATTTTCCACAAGATATTAGTACTGTATTAGAAGCGTATTATAGAAATAATTCAACACCAACAGCACCGCAAGATGTAGCACTTACAAAAATAGATAGATCTGCATATTCACAAACGGCAAATAAATTAACTAAAGGAACTCCTTCACAATATTATGTAGAGAGAAAATTAAATCCAAGTATTTTTTTATATACAACACCAAGTTCAAGTGTATCAAGTACATCAACACCAAGTAGTTTTCAATTTTGTTTTTATTATTTAGCAAAGATACAAGATGTTGGTGGCTATTCTAATACAGCAGATGTTGTAAATAGATTTTATCCTTGTATGATGTCAGGACTTGCATACTATTTAAGTATGAAAGTTTCCCCTGAAAGAACGCAAGAGTTAGAGAGAATTTATGAAAGTGAAATGTTAAGAGCACTTGATGCAGACAATCAAGGTACATCTAGTTTCATATCACCACAAACATTTTATGGGGATGGAGTATAATGGGTAGTTACGCTGCCGGAAAATATGCTTATGCTATTTCTGATAGATCAGGAATGAGATTTCCTTATTCTGAAATGGTTAGAGAATGGAATGGTTCTTTAGTTCATTATTCAGAGTTTGAATCTAAGCAACCACAAATTAGTCCAAAACCTGTTGGTTCAGATCCAATAGCTTTGTATAATCCAAGACCACAATCAGCTTCAGTTGCAAGTTTAATTTTGTTAGATCCCAATCCTTTTACAAGTATAAAATATGGAGGAGCAACTTATGTAAATGTTTATTCAGAAGATCATCAAAGAAAAGCTGGAGACATTGTAAGATTTAGAGGAGCACCACAAGTAACTTCTGCAGGATCAGGTGGAGCTGATGCTAGAAATTTACAAGCTTACGCAAATATTCCAACTTTTGATAATGTAAGTGATTTAAATAATGCTAATGGTTTTACAATTGCTTTAGGTCAAATAGATTCATCAGGAAATGTTACAGGAGCAACTACATCAGATCCTTTAACTAATCCAATAAATTATTTTTATATAACAAGCACTAGTAATGCAACAACAGGTAGTGTACAAGGTGG